TGCGGGGGGGCACCAAAGGAGGTCCGGCAGTTGAATCCAATGTTGGTATTGAAAATCCCGGAAACATTCGGTTATTGTCCCAACATGGCCCTTACCGACAAGAAACAAGAAGCCCTCCGTCTACTGTCAGCGGGGCACACCATTCCCAAGGCTGCGGAGAAGATAGGCGTAGGTCGCGCTACGTTGTGGAAGTGGACCAAGGAGCCTGAGTTCTCGGCTGAGTTGACGGTTTATCGGAACAAGGAGGCTGCTGGAGCACAATCTGCTCTAGGCCATGCTGTGTACGAGGCAGTGGAGGTATTGCGCAGTATTATGGCTGATGAGGACTCTACGAATAAGGAGAGGACTGAGGCTGCCAAGATTGTTCTTGATAGGTCTAAGCTTCAGTTGACGGATGCCAAGGTGAAGGTGAAGGGTGGCGCTGATGCTTTGGAGAAGTGGCTGGGTGGTGAAGAGTGAGTCCTGAGATTGAGGATTTGCTTCAGAATCCTGAGAAGTTCATTTCGCGTTTGACGATTATGCACAAGCAGAAGCAGCGCTTGAGCAAGTTTGATTTGAATACGCCTCAGAAAATTTTGCTGGAAACATTGAGGAATCACAACAGGGTCATCATTCTCAAGGCGAGGCAGATGGGGATTTCGACTCTGACTCGTGGTTGGCATTTCTGGCAGGCGTATATGTCGGATGAGCCTCGGCAGTATGCTGTGATTTCGCACACGCGGGATTCTGCGGAAGAGTTGCACAGGATGGAGAAGACCTTCTACGAGAATCTACCAGACCCGTTGCGCAGGCCTTTGGCCAAGTCGTCTGCTAAGACGTTGCAGTTCAAGGATTCGGGTTCTGCTGTGAGGACGTATACAGCGGGTGGCAAGGGGGGAACGCGGTCCTTTGCAATGAACAGTGTCCATCTCTCCGAGTTTGCTTTCTATGAGAATCAAGAGGAGGTAATGGCCACGGTTATGGCGGCTGTGGGCGATGGGCAGATTATCATTGAGTCTACGCCGAATGTCCCTGGCGATAAGTTCCATGAGCTGGTGGAGGGGGCCAGGAAGGGAGAGAACGGCTGGAAGCTCGTGTTCTTCCCTTGGTTTGTTCATAAGCATTACACGGCTGCTGAGTTGCCGGGTTGGTACATTCCTACTGCTAGGGAGAAGGTGGTTCAGGAAGAGCACCAGTTGTCTGTGGAGCAGTTGTTTTGGCGCAGGCAGCAGTTGAAGACTCTTGGGTCTGACAAGTTTGTGCGGGAGTATCCTGCCACGATTGAGGAGGCTTTCAGGTCGAGTGGGGTTCAGTTCTTTGACCCCGAGGCTTTGTCTGAAATCAAGGCTTTGGACATGGGTAGCCATGAGCATCGGCAATATGCGTTGCCGGAGCCAGGAGAGGCTTATGTGATGGGTGTGGATGTTGGCAGTGGTTTGGGAAAGAAGACTGATTTCTCAGCGATTACTGTGATTTCTGCGTCTACGCGCCAACCTGTTTACCACTTCATCAGCAACAAGACTCCGCCTTCTAAGCTGGCTGAGAAGATTGTGGACATTTGGAAGAGGTACAACGAGCCTCGTGTGATTGTAGAGAGCAACGGGAATGGGATGTGGGTCATCCACCGCCTAAGAGAGTTGAAGGTTAGAAACCTCTACAAGGACAAGAATGGGAAGCCATTTCGCACCACTGTAGGAACCAGGCCTTTGATGTTCCAGGCAATCAAGGCGGTGGTTGATGGTGGGGTGATTCACTCTCTTGACAGGCATGTATTGGATGAGTTGACAACGATTGTCTACATCAAGGACAAGCCCCAGGCCGCCAAACGCAAGAATGATGATGTGACCATTTCGATGGCGCTGTGCTATTACTTGCTTGAGAAGATGCCGTTGTTGGTGTCTCGTTCAGTGAAGACGGCGATGATGGAGAAGCACATTGCTGCAATGCGGGCTAAGAAATCGAAACGCGCTATTCCTTGGAATGTTCGTGGTGGAAATAAAACGGGTGGATACTGATGAAGCCGAAAGACTTGCAGGCGATTCTTGAAGAACATGACTCTTATTGGGAACATCGGCGCGATGAGCTCCTGAGATACAAGTCTGTTTATGAAATGGACTTCTGGGAGAACGAGGCCCAGGACCAAGAGACCCAGATTCGGATTCAAACGAATGATGGGTATGGCTACATTGAGTCTTTCCAGGCTTCTTTGTTTGCTAAGAATCCTGCGGTTGTGGTCAAGAAGGGTGTCCGAGGAAAGGGCGATGTTGAGAAGTCCCAGGCGATTATCAATAGCTTCCTTCTCAAAAGCAGAAATGAGATTGAGAATGCGTCAAGGATGGCGCTGATTTATCCAAACTCCTTTTTGAAGCTGACCATTACTGACCGTGAAAGCGTCTATGACCGCGTTCTTCCTGTAGCAGTGCCCCCCTGGCAGATTATTGTGGACCGTGACGCGGCTCGTTGGGACACCCAGAGGTTTGTTGGCCATTGCTACTACATGACTGTGCCCGATGCCAAGAAGCGATTCGGTAATAAGTTCCAAGACATTGGCTCAGTGATGCATCATTTCTTTGATGACTACTCCCCACAAGAGGACCATGGGCAAATCGCCTCAGAGCCTCGCGTTGACCCTGTCTCGGACATGTTCAAGTATGTGAAAGTAGTAGAGTTATACGACCTGATGAACGATAAGCTCTATTGGTGGTGTCCAGAAATCGCTGACAAGTGGTTGGATAGCGCGAGCTTTATCCCATTCAGGGACGCAAACGACGATGCCGTGACCCCGATTGTCCCGTTGTACTACAACCGCATTCCAGACCGTCCTCTGGTGGGGTATTCGTCCATCAAGCGCGTCTATGACCAGCTCTTCGAGATGAACATTATCCGTTCTTTCCAAGCAAATGCGGTGAGAAAGGCCAGTAGACAGTGGCTGGTGAAGAAAGGAGCCATGTCCGATGATGAAATGGCCCAGGTCACTAGCGGAATCGACGGTCTTTTTGTAGAGGTGGAGTCAGATGACCCCTTGGACACCCTTATCCGCCCCGTTCCGCACCAGAGTTTGCCTGCGGAGGTCTCTCGATACATGCAAGATGTCATTCGAGACAAGGATGCGGGCTCTGTCACCGCAGCATTTACTCGCGGAGAAGCTACAAAAGCTACTGCAACAGAGATTGCAGCACTGGCAGCGTACACAACGAGTGAGATTGGCCGCATGGCTCGTGAAAGAGACGCCGCAATCGAGATGATGGCCGCAGCTTATGCCTCGATGGTGTCTCTGTTCCTGTCTGAAGACAAGGTTGCGGAGATTGTTCTCCTTGATGGCAAGGCAACCACCGTCAATCCCGACGATTTGGCCGGGGATTTCGAGATTTTCGCCGCAGACCAGGCGTCTACCCCCATCTCCGAGGCCATTCGGAACCAACGATTGCTGCAAAACGTCCAGATTCTGCAGGGATTGGGCGTACCCAACGCCGCATTGCTCAAGGAGATTGTCCGTTCGCTGCAACTGCCCGAAGATTTCCTCGAACAAGAGATGGTTCAGCAGGAAGGCGTGGGTATTCCTGGGGGTGTTGCCCCAGAAGAGCCGCCCACCGCGCAAGACCTCGTCAATAACCCCACACCAGGGAACGTCAGTGACATGTTGCTCGGCGGTGGCGTAGGTTTCACCCAATAATGCCGTTCAAGAAGTCAGGTAAGGGCTACAAGTCGCCATCTGGGAAGAAATACACCAAGAAACAGGTGTCGGCCTACTATGCCACCAAGGGATTCAAGAAGCCCGTGAGGAAAAAGAAGTAATGCCCCTATTTGACTACTTCTGTGGAGAGCATGTCCATGAAGCGCTCTTCCTTCCCAAGGAGGAGGTGCCCGATTCCATTCAATGCCCCCAATGTGGAGAGCTTGCACTCAAGCAACTGGCAATGCCAGCGCTTACGCCGGGTCGCTGGGGCGACCAGACGGGCAAATACGGTGTTGACGGTTTCTACGATCGTGGTCTTGGTGCTCGCTACCAGACATCCATGCAAAGAGAAGCCATCATGGAAAAGAAGGGGCTTGTCTCGACTGGCGACTTTGACAAGAACCATGTCGAGGACACGCTCCAGAAGCAGTATGCCCATGAGAAGCAGGCGGATGCTAACCTTGCTAGATACAAGTCAAACCTAAAGAAGTTTGAGGGTGATAAGACCCGCGCTGTTGCGGAAACATTCACTATTTCAGAAATGAAGAAACAAGGCACACTTGCAAAAGATGCCGCAAAGGAGGCCTAAATGGCTGATGAGCTCTTAGAAGAAGAACAAATCATTATGGACAAGGCTGCAGCGGTGGACGACACGAATGCCGAGGCGCTTTCAGCGATGGGGCCGTCAGGTTCTTTTGAGGTCAATGAGTTGAATCAAGTGGTGGATCT